ATTGCTTTAGCTAGACTAGAAGAAAGAGTTGAAGCTATGCAAGAAGACATGAAAGAAATGCGGGACAGTGTTAAAGATTTAAAAGCTACCGCTAACCGTTGGAGAGGCGCCTTCTGGTTAATGATGGGATTAGGAGGTACTATAGGTGTTGTTAGTAATATAACAGCAGGCTGGATGAAGTAATGCTATGGGTGCTGATTGTATTCTTAGCGGGTAAAGAACAAGAGCCCGTTTACTTTAATGACTTAGATGTTTGTTTAGAGTACTCAGCAAAAGTAGCACATCAGAATCATAATCAAAGAGTGGCAGGGGACAAAATATATGTGAAAGCATACTGTATACCGAGGAAGAAAGACTAGAGAGGTATAATATATGGATCCTGTAACGGCCCTTGCGGCGGCCTCAAGCGCCTTCACGTTAATTAAGAAGGGCTTCCAGATGGGAAAAGATGTCGAATCAATGTATGGCGACATAGGACGATGGATGGGTGCAGTCTCTGATGTTAATCAATCAGCTAAGATGGCAACTAATCCACCGGTATTTAAAAAATTATTTGCAGGGAGTAGTGTAGAACAAGAAGCTATGGATGCATTTGCAGCTAAAAAGAAAGCCGAGGCAATGGAAGAAGAATTACGTAACTGGATTAACTTAACACATGGCCCAAACGCATGGCAAGATCTTTTAAAGATGCAAGTTAAAATACGGAAGCAACGACAAGAAACCTTATATAAACAAGCTGAGCTACGTAGAAACTTACTTCAAATAGTAGGAGTCATATTACTAGGAATCGTCTTTGTAGGAGCCATCGTAGGAACTTTATGGATGCTAGTACAACGGGGAATACTTTGATTTATGCACATAAGAATTATAAACTGGAAATAAATAAAGATAAAGGTAAATTTTATAATAATAATAAACTGTTATTCCAGGGATTTGCGTTTAAAGCATTGATGATATTTATAGATAATTGTAATAATACTAATGTAAAAGAAAAATTTAAATCACAATTAAATATGAGAGAACAATGTAAGTTTAAGGAAAGGAAAAAAGATGATAAGGAGAAAACTTTATGAGGTACTTAATACTACCTATGTTACTATTAGCGAGTTGCCGTACAGACTTTTCAGATTTGGTTACGGGTGCTGGCGCGTCTGGAGCTGCAGCTGTTGCAAGTCTGGTTACAAGCAGTCCTGCGATCGTTGCAGGTGTGACTGCGGGTGGTGCGTTGGCTGGAAGTCTCGCAGTGGATGATAAGCCTTTAAGTGCTGCCGATTACGGTGGTGAAGATGGACAAATAAATTCGTTTTACGAACTAATGTCTTTTGCTATTGCAAACTTTATGCAGTATATGATTGGTATAGCTGTAGTTATTGGAGTGCTATGGATATTAGCAGGTTACTTAGGTGCTAGAAAGAAGCGTCCAGAAGAGAAAGCATTAGAGTCACAAATCAATGTATTAGTTGATAAAATTGGTAAAATGAAAGACTAATTAAATGTCCCCTATAACATCGTAATTTTAGGGGGTGCAATAATGCATAATACAGAATACTTAGGACCAGAAACATCTATATCAAAAGAAATTGATATGATGAAATATAGACAAAAAGATGAAAGCTTTGATGAAAAAATTAAAAGAATATCAAGAGCTTTATCAGATAGTGATGAACATAGATATGAACTAGAAGATATACTAGGTAATATGAGATTCTTACCAGCAGGTAGAGTGCAAGCTGCAATAGGATCTAATAGGATTACAACTGCATATAACTGTTTTGTTTCAGGTGTAATCGAGGATAACATGAACAGTATAATGGAGAAGGCCAGTGAAGCTGCTGAGACGATGCGTAGAGGGGGTGGGATTGGTTATGACTTTAGTCGCATCCGACCAAGAGGTGACAAAATTAAATCACTCGATAGCCAGGCTAGCGGCCCTGTTTCCTTCATGGGTATCTTTGATGCTGTGTGTCAAACCATCGCTAGCTCAGGACACAGACGTGGGGCGCAGATGGGTGTCCTCAGAGTCGACCATCCGGATATTGAAGAGTTCATTACTGCTAAACGTAATTCTGATAATCTCACTGGTTTTAATATTAGTGTTGGTATAACTGATAAATTTATGGAGGCATTAACAAATGATTTGGATAGCAGCTTTACGTTGGAATTCGAAGGAAAGCCATACAGGACTATATGCGCAAAAGACCTTTGGGATAAAATCATGGATAGCACTTGGGACTGGGCTGAGCCTGGTGTTTTATTTATTGATCGCATAGGTGAGATGAATAATCTTTTTTATTGTGAAGATATATTTGCTACAAATCCGTGTGGCGAACAACCATTACCTGCATATGGTGCCTGCTTATTAGGATCTTTTAATCTTACAAAGTATTTAGATGAAGAACAAATAGCTGGTGGTGAAAAAGCAGAATCACATTTTGAGTTTAATTTTAAAAAGTTTAAAGAAGATATATACGAAGTAGTTCGAGCAATGGACAACGTAATTGATAGAACTATTTATCCGTTAAAGAAACAAGCTGACGAGGCAAAAGATAAAAGAAGAATGGGACTAGGTGTTACAGGTTTAGCTAATGCTGGTGAACTAATAGGTTTACCTTATGCATCAGATGGATTTATGACTTGGGCTGAAAAAATATTTGCATGCTTAAGAGATACTACATATAAAGCATCTGCATTATTAGCAAAAGAAAAAGGTGCTTTCCCATTATATAGAGAAGATTATTTAAAGTCAAATTTTATTAGAGGATTACCAGCATCAGTTAAAAAATTAATTAGAGAGTATGGTATTCGTAATAGTCATTTAACTTCAATAGCTCCAACTGGTACAATTAGTTTAGTAGCTGATAATGTAAGTGGAGGAATTGAACCTGTATTTAGTCATTACTATGATAGAACAATACAAACTTTCGAAGGTCCTAAGACAGAAAGAGTTGAAGACTATGCTTATAGAAAAGGAAAAGAAGGACGATCTGCTAATGATATAAATGTACAAGAGCATTTATCAGTATTATTATTAGCACAAAATTATATAGATAGTGCTTGTTCTAAGACATGTAATGTAGGAGATGACGTTACATATGAAGATTTCAAACAAGTATATGTTGATGCCTGGAAAGGTGGTGCGAAAGGTTGCACGACGTTTCGACTTAGTGGCAAAAGATTTGGCGTCTTACAAACAGTGGAAGAAGATAAAGACACTTCAGATGAAAAAGTCGAAGCGTGTTTTATAGATCCTGAAACTGGTCAAAAGGAATGTGCATAAAGGAGAATTAAATGGCGAGTAAAGTTATACCTATTAATGACCTAACTAAATTTGGTGTAGTTAAAGATACACCTACAGTTGGGTTAGCGCCTAACGTATTTACTGATGCCAGAAATATAAGATTTAGAGATATGGCTGCTCACAAAATGAAAGGTGATGTAGCATTAACAGCTGACTTAACTATACCAATGCCTGGAGGATCTACTGCAGGAGATATATTATTTATAACATGGTGGAATAATCCTAACTTAGTTCCATCTAATACTACTTATTATGTATTTGTAGCTGAACAAAAAATAGGTGGTAACGTAGTAGGTAATCGTACATTTCTTTATAGAACTGATGGTACTATAAATGATATAACACCTACCATAGACTTACAAAGTACAGGAGCTAATAAAGGTTTTTCTGCAAGTGAAAACTGGCAGTCAACTGAGTTTGCTGGTGGATTTTGTTTAATAATAAATAATGGTATACAAGCACCTCATTATATAATGGATGATGTTGATAATACAGATATAGCTGCAGTACCTAATTTTGCTAAACTACCAGGATGGGAATCATATAACTCAGCTCCTAAAGTATTAGAAGCTACAGTTAAGTTAGCATTTGGTAATACAGGAGTTACAGTTGATAATCCTAGATTATTTGATTTAGGACAAAAAATAGATTTTACTAAGAACACTCTATTTGTAACTAAACAAACACCTAATGAAACTACAACTGAATGTGCACCTATAGCTGCTGGTACTAATGCAGGAAGTAATGCACCTAATGGTGGTGTAATAGCTACAAACTTTGTACCAGGAGATGTACCAGCAACTCCAGCTACTTCAGCTAATACTAACTTTCAATATGCGATATATACTAATACAGAAACAGATACTACTAATATTGTTTTTAATACTAATATTGTAGAGAATGATGTTGTAAGATGTTTTGTTGTATCAAGAAATCCAATATTTACTAGATGCGGTGTTATAAGATCTTTTGGTAACTTTTTAGTTGCAGGTAATTTAAAAGAAAGTACAACAGCTGGTGTTATACGTAGCTTACCAGGAGTTGTAAGAACTTCAGATGTAGCAGTACCAGGTTCAGTACCACAGAACTGGAATCCATTTGCAGAAGGAACTAATACAGCTGATGAGTTTACATTATCAGATACTGCAACTGTACAAGACTTAGTACAGCTTCAAGGTAATATGTATATTTATACTAATACCTCTATACATAATTTAAGATTAACTAATAGCCTTGTAACACCTGTTGCATTTTCACCAGTTACTTCACAGTACGGTGCGCAAACAACTAATGGTGTTATAGAATTTAGTGGTAGACATTTAGTTATTGGTAGTAATGATATATACATATTTACAGGAAATCCTGGTAATATAACTTCAATAGCTGATGCAAGAGTAAGAGATTATTTTTATAGCAATTTAAATAATGCAAAAGCTAATAAGCTATTTGTATTACGTAATCAAAAAGAAGATGAGATATGGATTAACTATCCTAAAGGTACTAGCACAGTTTGTAATGAAGCATTAATATATAATTTTAGATTAAACAATTGGACATTAAGAGATTTGAATGGAGTTGTATCTGGCGTTATCGCACCTGTTAAAGGTTCAGGAAATAATGAGAGACCTTGGACTACAAGCACAGTTAGCTTTGATAAATTATTTCCAGTGTTTGCACAAGTATGCACATCAGGAACAAGTAACTCTGGCTCTTCTATCTTAGCAGCTGATATAGGTTATACACATAGAGTATTAGATAATAGTGATGATCCTTATACTTCTCATTTAGAACGTAATACATTATCTATAACACCTGAATTTTATACAGAACAATTTAGTTCAATAGCTTTATTAACTCAGGGTACTGGCACATTAAATGTTAAAACAATTTCAAGTAATAATCCAGGAGCTGCAATAGACTTTGCTAATCCTACTCTTACAGGTACTTTTGATGTTGCTGCTTCTTATAAATCAGATGCTAGATTAAATGGTAGATTTATGAGTTATAGAGTAGATGATGGTACAGCTACATCAACATCATGGAATTTATCAGGTCTTCAAATAGAAGTTCAAGATGGAGGAACTAGATGACGATTAATGAACCTTCTTTAGATATTAATAAAGATGACTCAACGTTAGCATGGGAAAAGTCTGTTACTGAAGCTACTAATAGAATACAACATCAAATAGATAATATAAATGAATCAGTAAATGTGCCTCAAAATTTAATTGCAGTATATTCTAAAACACAAGATGGTGCAGTACAACAGTTTACACCATTTGCAGACGGTGATGGTTTTGTTGCGTATGTTGCATATGCAGATGTCTTACCAGCTTTACCTGTAAGTGGTCAAACTTTTTCGCCATACTCAGATGAAGAAATAGATGTTATAATAAAACAATATAGAGAAGTAGCAGCAAGACCTACTAATCCAGGTACAACATCTTATCAAGTATCAGGAGCTGTATGGAATTCAAGTGCAGGATGGACTAAAACAAAATTAGATAGAGCTGGTATTAATGTATGGTTTTCTGAAGCTAGAATAAAAGGCCAAGCCGGTCAAACAGTTACTGCTAAATGGAGTAATGCTAAATTACTATATGGTGGTGCAGTAGCTTCTGGTATACTATATTATAATGTAGCATCTACAGGTGCACCCTCAGCTCCAACAGCCACTGGTTATGATTATGATTCAGGTGTATTTACAGGATTAACTTCTGGCTGGCAGTATGTTCCTATTACTACAGCAGTAGGTGGTGGTACAACTATATCACATAAACATTGGCAAGTTACATTTCATGTTGAAACTAGTGAAGTTACTAACGGACAGATAATAACTTTTGGAACTGTAGAAGGATTTATACCTATAGGCTCTGTATTGCAATCAGATAATTATAGTGCTGGTAGTGCAGGTTGGCAGATACAAAGAACTGGGGATGCTGATTTTAATAACGTTAATATTAGAGGTAACTCAACAGTACAAGGTAGTGTATTAGTTAATGGTACAGTAGCTGCTGGTAAAATAAGTACAACTAACTTAGCAGCTATTAGTGCTGACTTAGGAACTATTACTGCAGGTACTATTAATGGTGGTACTATTAATGCAGGAAGCGTTACAGTATCAGGAGGATTTACAGCACCTCAGTTAAATGTTGGTGTTATTATGAATACTCAGGGTGGAGCAGGATCTGTTACAATTCCTTCTCAAACTAATACTAGCGTAAATATTTTTTCATTTACTGCAACTAATAATGCAAATTTTAATACTAGACTTTTATTTTTCTGTGGTGGTAAATTAACTAATGGTGGTGGAGATCAAAATAATCCTCCCTCTCTTGGTTTAACTTTAGCCGTTACAGGATCAGGAGTATCTGGTGCTAGTTTTGGTGTTAGTAGAACAGGTAGAAATGTTTTTGGAGATTTTACAGGTGCTTTTAATTCTGGAAACTTAACTAAAGGAGCTACATATACTTGTACTTTAAGTATAAGTGGTTCACAAGATGGTAGTGGAATAGGTCATATAATGTTAATTGAGTATAAGGTGGCATAATGTATAATGTAATTGTATATAACAATAAACCCATTAGATGTAGTACAGGTGAAATATCTACTGAAATTGAAGGTGAAATTTTAGTAACAACAAGTCAAGATGTAATAAGTAGTATAACTGATTGGACTTATGATCCAGTAAATAAAAACTTTTTTAAAGGTAACGATTATAAATTTAAGTCTATTAGAATTAAAAGAGATCAACTACTTAAAGATTCAGACTACACACAATTATCTGACAGCACATACCCAAGTACACAAGATGCATGGAAAACTTATAGACAACAACTTAGAGATATAACTAAAGGAGTTACAGATCCTGATACGATTGTATT